TGAAGTTGGCGAATGATTACACGGGTTCGAACAACATCAATCTTCTCGAACCATGTGGTCAGTTCGGTACACGCCTCATGGGTGGTAAGGATGCGTCCCAGACGAGGTACATCTTCACGAAGCTCACCAAAGAGGCGAGAAAGTTGTTTGACCCCAAAGATGACGCCATCCTCAACTACCTCGACGATGATGGACGTTCTATCGAACCAGACTTTTACATGCCCACCCTCCCCATGGTTCTCGTGAATGGGACGGAAGGGATTGGGACGGGATTCAGTTGCTATGTCCCACCCTTCAACCCCGAAGACATCAAGGAGAACATCAAGAAGATACTAGGTGGTGACACACCTGTCGAAATGAAGCCATGGTTCAGGGGTTTCAAGGGTAAGGTGTTCAAGGATGAGGGGGGTCTGTGGGTCACTGAAGGTACATGGAGAGACACTGGCTCCAGACTCAAGGTTACAGAACTTCCACCAGGTCGCTGGACTCAGGATTACAAGGAGTATCTGGATACCCTCATGGAGAAGAAGATGATTACCAACTACACGAACAACAGTACCACTGAGGATGTTGACTTTGAAATCTTTGGGTACTCGGGGAAAGACTTGGTGAAAGACCTCAAGATGAGAAAGACGTTCCATACATCAAACATGCACCTGTTTCACCCCACCAAGGGTATTCACAGGTACACAACCCCCGAAGAGATTCTCGCGGACTTTGTGGAGATGAGACTCGAACACTACAAGAAGAGGAAGGCGCACCTCATCGATGTCCTCGAAAAGAGAGCTGAGATGTGTAGCCTCAAGTCAAAGTTTGTGACGATGGTCATCGAGGGAAAGTTGGTGGTTTTCAAGAGGAAGAAGGTGGACCTAGAGCGAGAGATGTCTGCAACATTCCCAAAGATTGATGGTTCGTGGGACTATCTCCTAAACACGAAGACGGTTGAGTACACAGAAGAACGCGTCAAGATGTTGATGGATGAGGCGAAACAGGCGAAGGATGAGCTGGAGAAGATGATGAAGACAAGCCACGTGACAATGTGGAAAACGGATATTAAAAATATGTGAGTAGTAGATAGATATGGGTGAAGCCGCTAAAATTTCCCTGAAGGCTATTGGAAAGCAGGATACACACCTCCTTTCCAAAGACCCCGAAGATTCTTTATTTAAATACAGACTCGACCAATATTCGAACTTTATGAAGATACATAAAAGTAGAGTGGTGACAAAACCTGCGACAAGTACTTCATGGCCGTTTGGTGAAGTGATAAAAGTTGAATACAATCCAAATCAGATGGAAGATTTATTAAGTGATATGTGGATTAAAATAACATTGCCAAAACTTGATAATACTACTAACTATCCCGATCAAGTGTCTTCGCATATCATTAAGGGCATAACAATGTTTGTTGATGGTATAAAAGTAGAAGAATTGACTGATGACTGGAACTTTATGTATAACGAACTTTATCTAAATGATACACAACATGAAGCGAATCAATTACTCACGAATAATGGTTTTGAATATACATATTTTGGGTCACAGGGAGGTACTTTAGGTTACTTGAAACGAGATGTTCTCATACCACTTCACTTTTTCTTTTCTAGGAAGTATGACAGTGATGATAACAGACCCTGTTTTCCATTATGCTCGATTTATCGCCAAAAGATAACATTCGAAATTACATTTCACAAACAGTCATTCTTTACAAACTTTTCTGGTACTATCGCTTTACCCGAATTTACCATCATAACGGAAGAGATTAAGTTGGAGCCCGAAGAACGTTTGTATTTGAAGTCATCGCAACACACGTTTCAAACGGACATTGTATACAAACATAGTCAGGAATCATCGGAAATTGATAAGCGTAAGTTCAAGATGAATTTTTCAACAAATAAACCTATCAAAGTCTTCCATTGGTTTTATAGGAAAACACAATTTGAGAATGAGAATGACACTACAAAATACAAGCTCCGTTTTAACTTTACAAGTAGCAACACACCTTTCATACGTACAGATGGTAGCGCTAATGAAATAATAGATAAAATTGACATCTTTCTCAATGGAGAATCCGTGCAGTATGTATCAGGAACCCGAAATCATCGCTATTTCAAGTATTATACTCCATATGAATGTGGTCTAAACACACCAACCACACACATTTATACGTACAACCTATCACTTTCACCGTCAAAATATCAAAACTCTGGTATTATCGACTTTAGTAAGATAACTTCTGATAAGAGTTTCATAGAGACTCAACTTCATGACACACTCAGCCTTTCCGAGACGTATCAAATGCATGTATACTATGTAGCTTATAGTAGTTTTAATTTTAGAGATGGTTTCATGAATATTTCGAATTAAAAAAATACAGGTATAAGTATATATGTTACTGAGTACACGTGGAGCTCAGGATACATTTATAACAGGAAATCCAACGCAGAGTCATTTCCTGAGTGTTCACAAACAACACACCCCATTCTATAAGACATTGTACCCTACAGAATCGGAGAGTCCGACAACATTCGGTTCTCTCATGTCTTTTAGAATACCCGTTGACAATGGTGATTTTATAAATCGCGTATGTTTAAAAGGTGTTCTCAAGCATCAATCATTGAATAGTGTTTCCGCGAGTGAATACAAATCATTCCTGACTAATAATCTCATTGATTACGTCGAATTATTTATAGGAGAACAGTCTATTCAGAAAATCACTGGTGAATACATAGCTGTATATCATCAAAAACACGCACAGAACATTTCAAGCTACGAGAATCTATACGCACATGGTTCAAATTCAGTAGGTCAAGAATTTTATGAGTCAACTAGTGCAGAAGACAACCCATTTTTTCTAGACCTACCTTTCTACTTCCATACCGTTAATCAATTGGCCATACCCACATGTGCCCTCAAAAAACAGAATATTAGAATAACAATCAAACTTCGAGAAGTTAATGAGGCGTTCCAACCAGAGTTATTTGAGGCAACTCTAAATGTTACGTACATTCACGTTGCAATAGATGAGAGACATTTTACAGAAACTACACCAATTGTTCAAAACGTGCAACAGTTACAAATGGCAGAATTCAAAATTCCTCAGGGTGTTTTGACAAAATCAGTCATGTTGAATTTCAGTAATCCAGTGAGTGAAATGTTCTTTATGGCACATCGAGTTTCAGATAGACGTAATTTTGTGGACATCAGCAATATTCGTCTGAAATTTAACAATACTTTAGTGTTTGACCGTAACAATAAGTTCTTGTGTTTCAAACAGGGACTTGATAATCACATTTCGGCACCATCGGGTAAATCCTTGGATGGGGGTGGTAAATACTGTTCTTATTCATTCGCCAATAATCCGACGACTGGACTTCCTATGGGAAGTGTAAACATGAGTCGTATCATTCACAAGGAATTGAAAGTAGACATTCCAGATGGTATAGGTGAGGATGTCGTGGTTAGGGTCTACGCCGTTAGTCATAATGTACTTGTTTTTTCACATGGATTAGCGGGGTTAAAATTTTAAGTACATATAGTAGTAATGTCTTCAGGACGTATAGACCTTCACGTAGTGGGGCTGGTCACAGACGTGGGTGTAAAATATGACTTTTCACATTTTACCAAACTCGTGAAACGTAATACACATTTTGCCAAGGAATATAGGGATATCGACTCAGAGGGAGAGTTCGGTGGTTTATGTGAATTTAGAATTCCGATGAATGCAGGAGACCTATTAAAATCTCTTAGTCTTGAAATAGAAACCTCGGAACTCCTAGATGCTGATCATTACTACATTGATTCCTTTGGTAACGCTTTAATTGAGTATGCAGAACTCGTCATAGGTAACGAGACTGTAAATCGAATTACGAGTGACTATATGCAGTTATACACAGAAGCCTTCCATGCCGACACTAAGAAATCCGCATTCAAAAATCTCATTAATAGAACAGAAGATGCTCTACTAAACGAACCTTTCAACGGAATTAATAAAAAACAGCCAACGAATAACAAAGTGCATTGTATCATAGATCTTCCTTTCTATTTTCATAGGCACCCAGAGTTGAGTATTCCCCTCTGTGCAATCACCTTACAGGATGTAACGATTCGTATCAAATTTAGAGACTACAATGAACTCGTTTATAAACTTTCCCCAACTCAGACACCTAATAGCACCTGGGCAATGAAGAGTGTAGCTTTACCCCCTGTTATCAATGTACCACCTAAAATAACCAAATGTTCTCTCATCACCGAGTTAATATACCTGGACACTGTCGAGAGAATGAAACTTAAATGTACAAAAACGGACTATGTCATAACAGACCTTCAAGAGAACCAGTTTAGGACGGTCGATGATGAGA